TCATGTCCTGCGCCTTCATGCGGTGCTGCGCCGCCATCAGCATCGCCTTCTGCTGCGTCAGCTGCAGCTCGGCCTGCGCCTTCGCCATCTCGGCCTGGTGCGCCTGCTGGCTCTCCATCATCTTCTGCTGCTGGATCGCAACGTCAGACTGCGCCTCGCCCGCCGCGCCCTGCAGGTCCAACTGCTTCATGGTGGCGTCGCTCTGCAGCTTCTGCTGGAAGTGCGCATTTTCCATTGCGAGTTTATCGGCCGCGATCTTGGCGTCGGCCTGGTTCTTGGCGCGCACCGTGGCGTCCTTCATGGTCTCGATCTGCAGCATGACCTGGCCCTGCGCCGTGGTCGGATCCTGGCCCTGCGGGCCCTGGCCCTTGGCCTTCATCTGCTCGACCAGCTCGTCGATCGCGCCGTCGAGCGCGCGCCCGGCGCGGAACGGTGCGGTGGCGAACTTGAGCAGCTCGCCGCAGAAGTCGGCGGTCGATGGATCAGCGGTGATCATCTGCGCCAACTGCGGCAGCAGCTGACCAAGTACGCCAACAAATTCAGTGCGGCGCTGCTTCTCGCCATTTTCATCGGCCATGATCGTGCTGTCGGTCTCGATATCCAACACGAAGCTCTTGGCGCGGTTGTCCTTCAGGAAGTTGAGCACCTGCTCAATCGTGACCTGCTGCTGCGCCTGCTCGATCTCGGTGACCATCTGCTCCAGCTGGGTCTGCGCCTGCTGCATCTGCTGCTGGCGCTGCTGGTCGGCTTGCGGGTTTGGCTGCGGTGGCGGCGCGCCAGGCGGTGATCCGCCGCCTGGCGCAGGACCGACCGGGGGACCAGGCGGCCCTTGCGGAGGCGCCAGTTGCGGCGGTGGCGCCATCTGCTGCTGAAAGGTCTGGATCTGCTGCTGCAGCTGCTGTTCGAGCTGCTGAACCTGCTGCTCGACCATCCGCGTGGTCGGCAATTGCGTCTGGCTCATCTCGATCATGGTCTCGGGCTTAAACTTTTGCGTCATGATCTCGCTGGAGATCTCGACCAGGTCACGCGCCAGCCGCACCAGCTCCTGCTGCTTGTCCCTGATGCGCGTGGTGCCGTACTGCGTCTTCAGCTGCTGCGCGCCGAGCGTCTCGTCGGGATCGGTGTCGCCGCGCATGATGTCGGCCATGCCCGTCAACTGGTAAATGTCGTCGATGATCTGCTTGCGCAGCGTCACCAGCGCGATCACGGTTTGCGACACCATGTCGATCGGCATCCAGATGATCGGATCCTTGCCGACGTTGCCGAACGCGGCCCAATTCGCCACCGGCACCAATATTCGACTTGAGCTGTGGGTCTTGACCGCGGTCTCGACCGCCTCGGCAATCTCGCCGCCGCCGGAGGGGTAGAAGCCTTTCAACTCCAGCGCGTCGGCCAGGCCGTGAATGCGCGCGGTCAGGGTGTTGATCTCGTCAAGCTGGTCCTTGTACTGCATCACGTCCGGCACCGGCACCAAGCTGCCGCGCTGCGTGGTGGCATAGGCCGGCTTCGGACACGGGAAATAGTTTTGGAGTTCGAGATGCGGATCATCCTCGTCGAGGATGTCCTCGCAGCCATGCGCCACCCACACCACGCGCCGGCTCGCCTTGTCCCAGATCTCCCAGAACGCGGCGCGCTCACGGTTGTCGCCGCCGCCGACCTCCTGGCTCTCCTTGTTGACCTTGTAATCCGCGTCCTGGTAGGCGTTGCCTGAGTGTGGGAAGAACCGCTCGCGCGCCTGCGATCGCGTCAGGTAGCTTGCGGCGGCGACCCAGGTCACCTCGCGCCAGTTAGGTGACAGGCTGTGCAGGAAGTCACGGCGGCTCTTGAAATCAACACAGACGCGCTCGGTGGCGTAGTAGCCCTCGCCGGCGCTCTCGTAGCGGCACCAGGCGACGCCGCGGCTAAGCAGCGCGACGTCATCGCGCACCAGCAGCATCAGGTCGTTGATGCGGGTCAGATCAAAGCTGACGATGCAGCAGCGCTCCATGAACTCGGAAGCGGCTTGGTAAACCGGCCTTCGGTCCTTGAACTTCGGCACCACAACTGGAACGGGAGGCTTGGCGTAGATTGAGGGTTTGATGACTTCGCAGTTCGCCCAAAATATTGCGAACTGCTTGTCGCGCGCGGCGAAGCCGTCGCCGTAGGTGTTGCTGGCGAGGCGCTCAAGCGAGGCGTAGAGCTTGTCAATGTTGTCGCAGCGGTCGTTCCAGTCCTCGAACGCCTTCTCGCTCTCCAGCAACAGGTTGAGCCACGCCTTCGATTTCTGCGGCTCGACGGCCGGGTTGTATTCCTGATCATCGGTCCGCAAATCGGCTTCCACAGGCGCGTCAGTATCGGCCATGACGTGGCTTTCCCGTCAGTTCCGCTGTCGCATCCTTCAGGCCAGCGTATTGCGTCGGAGCCCTGGCGTCGAGTAGCGCGCCAGGGTCTCCGCCTCGGTCAGGCCGGCTTGGTCGGCGACGGCGCCGGCTGGCCCGCAATCGGGTGCGTGGGCTGCGGCGGTGAACCTGGGGCGACCGGGTTCGGCGGCTGCGGCAGGCCCTGGTCGGGGTGCGGCTGCGAGCCTGGCAGACTGTGGTCGGGGTGCGGCTGCTGACCCGGCAAGGTGTGATCCGGGCGCGGTGGCTGACCACCGGGCTGCCCTGGCGACGGCATCTGGATCCACATCCAGCCGTGACCGGGAACATAGGCCCAGATCATGTTGGGCATCTGCGAAGGGCCTTCACCACCTCCAGGCGGACGCGCGCCGATCGGTGGCTGGCAGGGCCCTGGCTGTGGCGGCTGCGGCAGGCCATGGTCCGGGTAGGGCGGATTGTAGATCGGGTGCGAGGGATGGCCGGGCTGGCCACCACTGCCGCCTGCAGGCGGCTGGCATGGTGAGGGCCAGATGCCGGGTGGCATCTGCGGCGGGCCCCAGATACCGGGCGGCTGGCCGCCGGGCGCGGTCGGATGCGAGGGGTGCGGGCCACCGATGCCGCCAGGGCCGCCAGGGCCGCCAATGCCGACGCCGTAGCCGGGGTCGACCGGGCCAGTGTCGAGCGGGGTAATCATCGCCAAAAATGCTTGTCGTGGCTGCATGGGATCTCCTCGGGTTGGTTTTTTATAGAACGATGCCGCCCCGGCGGCTGTCCGGTGGCGGCGGGATGATCCAGCCGGTTGGGGCTGGCGGCTTGACACGTCGCAACGGCGCCGGCTTCCAGGCCTGCGCCAAGTATCTGAACGCATCAGCCGGGTCGGTGGTCCAATCCTTGTAGGCCGAGGCCTTGAAACATTTCTTATCATCGTCCCACTCGCGGCGATACTGCTCCAGCGCGCTAATGCCGCCGGCCTCGCAGCGCGGGTGGAACACGCACAGCGGCAAGGTCCGACGCACAGCTTGAATACCATCATCGATCGTCGCCATCGGCACCGGGCTCGGATGCAGGCCGAGCAGCCCCATGGTTTCGATCCGGGTGCGGCCGGTGCCCCATTCCTTGACGTTGGCGTCGTGCGGCACGAAGTCGACGCCGTCGAGCCAACCATGCTCCTTGCGGCGCTGCTCGATCACCTCGGCGTAATGCTCAACGCCGACGCCTGAGGTGGCGTAGTGGTCGAGGATGACGAGCTGCGCGCCGCGCATCTGAAACCACCAAATGCTGGTGTCATTGCCGACGCCGAGATCCCAGGCGCGATGCACCGGCACATTGGGTAGCGCGACCGCGGCCTCAGTGATGCGGCCCTCGTTGCGCACCTCGCTCATTTCCCTGGCGTAGAAGGCGCCGACGATTGCGGCGTTGAAGCTGCAGAGATACTCCTGGTCGTAGGCCGCGGTGCCCATGTCGAGGCCGTACAGCGATTGATATTCGCTGAGCGCCTCGGCCAGCTCCGCCGGCGTCAGCGCGCCAGTCTGCTCGGCGGTGAGCACCTCGGCGAACCAGCCGCGGGTGCGTTGGGCGTATTCATAGATCGCCTTGGCATGGTTGTGTCCCCTCGGCGTCGTTATAAAAACCGCCCAGCCATGGTTCTCCTGCAACATCGGGCGATGATAGGCCCAGGCGCTCGGGTTCGCAGTCGCATACTCCGAATAGGTGATGCCGGCCGGACCGGCGCCGAGCGCGGCGTCGTAGCGATCGCTGCCGATG